AGTAATAGGATTACCATCATCATCAAAGATAGTTGTTACAGCTTCCAAAAGACCTGGATCTACAGATTGCCCATCAGGATCTGGCTCAAATGCCGTTTGAAATCCTGACAATGCACCTACAATACCAGAACCACTTATCTGATCAGACGATAAACCAACTGAAGCTAATACCTGCGGAGGTATCATTCCTGATAAACTTGCTACGGCTGATGCCAATCCTAATATTCTTTGACCAAAACTTATCTCTGGAGCTTCTGGTACTTCAATCTTTAAAAGTGAATAACTGCCAATAGGTGCATCACCACCCGTAATATCCACATATAATGTTTGGTCAATAACTTTATCTTGAGTTATCTCACCTTTATGTGTTTTTTGTAATTGACTGTACTTTGATTCAGGCAGCTTCATGTAAAGCTGTGACTCATCATAATCAAACGGAAAGTCTTTAAGGTTAATACTTTCTTTCAATTCACGAGATAACGGAATGCCTTTCTCATTCAGTTTATCAATAAAATCCTGATAATAAACGTCATGTTGTGTCCAATCGCTTTGCGCTCTTTCTATCCCAGCTTCGTTATCACGCCAATTAGCGGCTGCATTTGCTGCTTGACGAATACCTTTTCCTGTCATCAATGAGGCTTGCGTTCTTCCCTGCAAAGAACTTATCTCATTACCAAATGGTGTTTGACCTTCAATTCTTGGCGCACCAGCGTCCTGCCAATCGTCCCATATCTGATTAGCATCATTAAATCTCTGCTCAGTATCAGGGTCATTCATGTAGTTTTCAAACCACGCCCTCATACTAAAATCATCGCCTAAATCATAATCATCTAACGTGTAGTTACTATTACGATCTAGTAAACCTTGATCCCACTGAAATCCCTGAGTATCCGTAGGAGGAGGCGCACCTTGTGTAAGCGTTGTGCCTATTGCTTCAGATACTGATCCACCTGTCCGTTCTATCTGACTTGGATCACCTGTCATCATGCCACCTGTTGTAATTGGCGTACCTTCAGGAACATTATCAGGAGTTGTATTCAAAGGTTGAAAGGTTGTAGGTGTTCTAGTGTTTGGTAAAGGTTGTGCTTGATTCGGTATTACATAATCATCAGCCGATCTATTGCGTGGATCAGGTATTGGCTCCCATGCCTCTCTAAAACCAAGACCTGCACCATATGGACTAACAGATAACTTAGCCCTGTAGAATGTACCAAACCGATCAACTACATCTCCAGGTTCATACGCATTTGCACGACTGTAGACAGTTGCATTAAAAGGTACGGTATCCGTAGCTGCTGGCAATACACCATACAACTCTTTAGACAATAATCCCTTAACGGGTGTAAATGTATTAAGACTCATTAGCCTTTTGCCGTTGCATTAACAACCTCCATTACTGCCATCAATGTACTGGCTAAACTGCTTATTGCTACACCCATCCACTTTAACCATTTCTGCACCTGATGCCAAACATCCTGCTCTTTCTGTTTTAACGCTCTAGCTTCTGCTGCCCTGACTTTCTTACATTGAGCCTGAAACTTTAACCAATCATCGTAGAGTCCTGCCCTACCACTATAAATCATCCACTCCCGAATCCACTCTTCCTGCTTTCGTAACTTCTCTAACTCAAAGAAGTTCTGTAATTCGGTTTTCTTTTTACTTCTTTTATTACTGCGTCTTGCAATAATACTCTTACAATTAAAGTAAGTGGCACAGCTATCACTTACATCATAAAACTCTCGACCATTCTGTAATGCAGACTTAATCGTTGCAAATGCTGCATTAGCCTGTTGTATCTCTTCAAGCACACTATCGTCTACTCATGAAAGCTGTAGCACCAAAGTAAGCAGCAACAATAGATGCCTGTGCTATGTAAAACAAACCCAGTAAATCAGACAATGCCTCTACCCTCTTATCTGGCATTACAGGCAACATTAAGAAAATAGAAAATATAATCATAGACAACATGGCTATCCATGCCATCTGCTTCTGAGAGTCTGCCTTTTCCTCTCTCAACTCTAGCTCAGTCATTTCCTGATGACGATTTATCTCTTCATCTGTAACAGTACCATCACCATCTAGATCATACTTTTCATACTTGGACTTTCTTTGTAATTTTTTATTTGCCATAGTATTCAACCGCCAAGCCTTCTTTCAAAAGCATCTTACAAATATCTACTCCATCACTACTTCTAAATGGAGTAGCCAATATGCGACCATACTTGCCCTTACCATGAGACCATATCTCTAGTTCATCCTCACACAGCTCTTGCACTCTCTCTTTAGCAATCAGACCTCGTTTTTTCTCTTCTAAGTCCCTTGTTCTTGTTTCTGGGGTGTTTATACCATATAGCCTCAATCGTTGATTAGAGAGCGTAACACCAAAGCCCAGATCAATGTCTACATCAATTGTGTCTCCATCAACAACTTTTATCAATTTGCACTTGTAATAATAAGGCTTCATATCTTTTGTGTCTTAAACTTCCAATCAATGCACGTTGTGCTTACAACATACTCTTCTTTTTCTGCCCACTCTCGTCCGTTTTCTTTTTCAGTCTTTGTCAGATAATTTATACAATCAATCTGATTATCAAATGTACCAGCATATATTGTTGTCTTACACACTGTCGTACTTTCATCCATCATGCATATCAACAATACTGCACTAAATAACTCAATCATTTGTTTAATTCAGCACTTATATTGATGTACGCCTCATTCTTATCTGGTGTTGACTTATCATCTGGAATATACCGACCCTTCTCATTTCTAGCCCGTATCTGCTTAAATTCTCTGTTAAAAAACAACTTTAAATGTTGATCATATAACCACTTAATCATTTTTCTCTCGATACTCCTCTTACCTTCTCCACAGACCGCATAGCACCTAGCCCCAACATACCCATTAAAACAGGCATCATGGTACTGGTATCAATTAAAGGTATTATGACTTTAGACTCTGCTAACGCTAAACCAAAGTTAGCCATTGGTATTACAATAAAGTTGCTTGCCATCCCAAGCACACATACCCATCCCACAGCAGGTCTCCATCCAGCAACAAACATAGACTGACTTGCTGCCTCAACCTTATTGACCTCTAACTGACCTTTTGCGAGTTCCTGAGCATGTTTTTGTGCCATCGTGCCAATTTCATGGGCCAAAGCATTCTTTGTATCTTTGTCTTCAATAAACTTATCTAACAATCCTGCTACTGGCCCAATCAATGCTTGAAGCATAAGTCCTCCAAAATAAAAAAGGCAATGGGATAACCCACTGCCCTTCTCATAGTGTGTAAAATGCTCATCCTAATCCTTAAATAGAGGCTTTAAGCCCCTAATATTAAAGGACTAAAACAAAGCCAGTTTCAGAACGTAATGGCTCGATACCATACAGACGATCTGCTGTAAGGAGTGTTGCCAAATACTCTTGCTTGTACTGAGTCTGAGTCCTAACACCAACTTGCTCAACCAATACCATAGTATCCGTATGAGCAAAGATAGCACCTTGAACATCGACAGAGCTTGCTGAGTTATCACCAGCAGCTTCTACAGTCGCGCAATTGTTTGAAACATATACATCGATACCATAAAGGTTACCAATCTGACCATTATTAACTGTCTGACCTCCAACAAAGTCTGACGAGGTATAACGATCAATACCCATGATGGAGTTCCTTGCGGAGGGGGGTACAACAAGGAAACGTCCATCCATAGGCGTACTTGCTTCATCCATTTTCTGAATCAAAGCTCTAAAGCCAGCATCAGTAAATACATCAGTACCACCGATAACTGTGTCAACAGCATAAGCTGTCAGACCATTAGACGCATCAATAAAGTATGAATTGCTGTGAACGTAGTCAGTAGCACTTGCATTACCCTGATCACCAAAGTTCTGACCGAGAGCGTGTAACGCACTGTCAACCTGGAGTGCAAGCGAATACCCTGCATCAGCCGTATAGAACTGACGCAAGCTACCAAGAGCTTGTACTTCAGCAATATCATCAATCAAACGTGAATACTCATAGTGCTGATTGATTGCTACCTGTACTTCAGTAGACGTACCATGAAGAATGTTGACCAAAGCACCTTCAGTCTTTGAACTGGCTGCACCACGGTCAGGTGATGGGATATGAATAACATCTCCCTTTTGTCCTTCCATTGACATCTTCTTTACAAGGTTAGCCAATACAAGGTTTTTCTCGTATGCAGCGACAATCTCATCCGACCAAATTTCTGGGATAAACGTTGCTGCTTCTGTAGCACTAATTGCTTTTGCCGCTGTGCCAAACGCGCCACTACTGGAAGTGACGTATGATGGTTGTGTTGCCATGATATTACTCCATTATCTTCTGACTCGACCCTCCGCATAAGCCTTTAATATTTCATCATTTAAAGCTGTATACATTTTAGGATCATTCTTTCTCATTTCATCAAGTTTGAGTTTATGGAAAGTTTGTTTAGAACTTGGCGTAGTCGAACCACGGGTATTACCTGTTGATGCTGCCTTTACCTGCTGTTTCCTGCCGTTAGTGACTGTTTGCGCCACAGACTCCTGACGCTCCTTCCACAATGACATTAACTCAGAGGCTCTCTCAAAGTCGTAGTTCTGATCCGCGTTTCTAAAATCCCTTTGCCGTACTGGTGAAGCAGCAATCCATTCCTGAAATCGTGCATCAGCAACAATGTCTTTAGTATCTGGGTGCGTCTGCATTAACTGCTGATGCGCCTGTTGATGCCTCAAACTCTGTTGCGTCTTCTCTGCTTCAACAACTTTTGGATGCCTATCAATTAATTGCTCTACTGCCTTTTCAGGATCAGCAAAGAAATCAATCTCCTGCTTAGGCTCTTCCGTTTTGACTTCTGCCGTTTGGTTATGAATGTATGAGTCTACAACTTTCTTTAACTCACCGTACTCTGCACCCTGTTTACCAAATGCTCTCTCAACATCTTGGTGCATTGCTATCAGTTCAGCCGTTGATTTATCCCTGTATTTAGCAGGGATCTCCGGCTCTTGCTGCTCAACCATCATTTCCTGTTGCTCCATTTCCTCAACAGGTGTTGCCTCTGGCGTGTCAATAAGTTTTGTACCCATTTTTACTCCGTCTTAAAAAAGATTATGGATGTGGGTTATCAGGGCTTCGTAAAGTTATCCTGTCTTTCGTTCTTCTGCTATTTTCACTTGCCTCCACTTTGCCCAGTTCTTCGTGGCCTTGGGGAAGTCACCGGAGATCGGGTCAAGCGAAAAGTTTATGCTGCTTATAATCCTAAATGCCTGATTGGTACATTCTGGACAATTCACTTGATGAATAGAGTTATCCACAAGTTTCTCCACAATATGACCTTTCTGACACTTAAAATCATATAACGGCATATCAAATCTCAAGAAAATTGAACGAGTTATCTTCTTGAGGTATCTCAAGATTACCTTCTATACCAAGAATCTCTATTATTTTAGCAACTTTTCCTTTCCTAAAACAAAGATCATCTTGACTGTGAATCGCCTCGATATTGTTTAAAAACCTCTGCTCTTGTACTAACTTTTGCTTGAGAACCTTCCAGCCCTCAGTCAAAAACATAGTACGCAAAGCATCGCGCTCTTTCTCAATTCTCAGTGACTCTTCTGTAACCATCTGTTTACCCTTTCGGACAGATGTTGCATTTTAACATCAAGAAAGTATCGTAAGTCAATACTTGTTTCGTTTAATCTTTTTAGGCTTAGTCGGAGCCTTTTTCTTTTTCTTCATGTATCCAGGCACAACTCCTCCTATTTGCGCTTCCGCTTTCTGTGTAATTTAATGTTGTCTTTCTTTTTAATACGTTTAGTTGGCCTAGCCATGTCATCACCATTTCGTTTTATGTGACCAGTATCTAGCACTAAACATATCAGGCTTGGCATCTTGTGCATTGTGCCTAGCGTAATATGATTTCCTGCGTGCCTTATCCTTTTTACTCTTAGGGTTTTTACCAGCACCCGTCACACCCTGCTGACCAAACCTAATTAACTTCATCTCATGTCCACGCTCTGCTAATACAACGTGTGACTTCGTAGCATGGCTTGGTGTCTTTTTCGGTTTATTAGTACCAGATAACCCATGTTTCTTTAATAATGCTTTCTTTCTATCTGCGTGAGCCACATCAAGCCTTTCGTGTTTTTGTCTTTTTAGTCTTTGTTTTTGCTATGAGATCAGAGTCTGCTTTTCTTGCACCACCCTTACCTGTTGCAAAACTTCTTACCCGACCAGCAGCCCATTGATGTGCTGATACTCCAGGTCTAGAGCCAGAACTGTAATATGCCCCTAAACCTCTCTGATAAACCTTTGCCAGCTTTGCCCTTGAGAAACCGCTAGACTTAGCGTATTTATCAAGCACTGCGGCTTTTGCGCTTTTTTTTGCCACTCGCAACCCTCTGCTTGCTAATTTCGTCCATTTCTTTCTTCGTTAACTTACCTTCTTTGTACTTCTTCCTAGTGCGTTTTATCTCTGCAATTGTTTTTTTAGGATTCTTAGATCCTGCTACATACTTTTTAGGAATCTTTGGCATTAAGTGCGCTTCCTTGCCTTCTTCTTTGCAGTCTCAGAAAGATCCTTGAAGTGAAATAACTTCTTACTGGTCTTTCCATGCGTCTTACCAGAATGCGTCTCACCATTTGGCATCTTATGCGTACCACCCATATGGCGAGTACCGTCTTTAAAATAATGTGCTACACCTTTCATTGCTGCCTCATTGGAGTAACATTCTGTTGCGCTCTGGCTTGTTGAGCTTCCCGCCTTTCAGCGAGTTGCCTTTCAGCAAGAATGCGAGACGCTTCCGCTTGAGCCTCTTTAGCCGCAATCTCTCGCTCCTTAGTGAGTTCCTTTGAGATTTTAATCCTGCGCTCAAACTCTTTATCATCTTCAGTTCCCACTTTAAGATTAGCTGTTACCGCCTTGATCCTATCAATCTCTAACTCTTCAGGCAACTGACCTGTCTCTGCTGCAAGTTTTCTTGCCCTAGCCTGTGCCTCTACCGCCTGACCATTGAGCGCATTGGTCTGGGCATTCTGGAAACCAAGCTGACTCTGAGCCGTAAGCTGCTGTAACTGGACTGCCTGTGGATTGGGTTGTGCAGCCTGTCGCATAGAAGCAATTAACTGCTCCCTGTTACTCAAGGACATATTATCTATAATGGCTTCAATCAACTGCTGTTTGACAGGTGAATCCTGCATGGTCTGTAACAACTGAGTTAACTGAGCTATCTCATACTCCCTAGCAACAACACCTAATGAAGTTGTCGCAACAAACTTATAATCACTAACAGGGTATAGTTCAGGCTCAAACTGCATATAACGATGAGCCGTTTTAGTGACAAAAGGAATTAAAAAGGCTTCTTGGAAGTTAATCAGAGTACGCTTGTGACGCTTGATGATTGCACCAAGAGACATGCTGATACCAGCAGCCGTAGCGTCACCGTTAATACT